CTGTCGTAGATGCGGTTCCTCTCGCGTTCACAACCAATATCAAATCTTTGAATGTTCCCGGAATACTGGAAAACGTAACTGTTGCCTGTGAAGCTGATGTGGTCACTGTGCTGATTAAGGATAGTGCGCCTGCGCCCCCACCTCCTGCTGCGGCCCATTCAGGATCAGCCGCAGCCCCGTTAGTCTTGAAAAACTGTCCACTCGTGCCAGGAGCAAGGGCCTGCCAATCGGTCGCACCACGGAAAAGCACGGTGCCGTGAGTGTTTGAAATCTGATTGAGGACTGCTTGCACCTGTGCAGATATTGTTACGTCCTGCCCAATATCACCGCTCGGAGACAACCCAATTCCTGACCCTGCAATCAAAGGGTGATCGGCGAGAAACTGTTCTACGATTTCAAGCGCCTGCGCAGCCGTGATTGCGTCAGTAATATCAATCTGGCGTTGCTGTGCCCACCGAATGAAATAATCGTTGGGTTTGCCCGTTGCAGGATCAACAATCGCGTTGTCCTTATAGAGAGGTTGCAAATTACCTGTCATCGTCAGGATCATTCATTTCAAGCCCGTCAATACGGGCAATTGCACCATCATCAACGATTTTGAAGAGGCGTCCTGGAGCACCAATCTGACCCAAAGAATACCACGACAATTGTGGAGAGTGATCGCCTGCTGTAACTGTCACGAGCCCGTGATCGTCAAAGGTTTGCCCCGCATCGTCACTGGTCGATAGCGTGACTCCTGCACCAGTGTAGGCCGGATTACCCATATCGGTTGTAAGCCATGTCGCGTAGCATGGGAGAACCTGCCTTCCCTTGATCGGAACCTGCCCCATTGTGATGCGGGTAAAATATACTTCCTGATTTTCGGCTTCATCATTTGGGTTTTGGTCATACGGCAATTGAGGGTCAAGAAACCAGAGCAAGCCGAAAGTGTCATCACCAACGACAACATTACTGTTGTAGACCGCTGCAAGGGCTTCGCCGCCAACCCAGTTAATCCCGTAGTTGGCCCGCCAAAAGGTCAAATCCCCGCTCTGCCAATCCATCCACTGTTCGGAATAGGTGTCATAGATCAGGGTAAGACTATCTCCGAGTCGGAGCACGTAATAGTCGTGGCCATCAAGAGAATACGTCCAGACCCTCAACGTCGAATTGTCTGGACGTCCCCTCAGAATTGCGATTACATCGGCTTGCGAAACCTGCACATCGCTTGAGGATGATGACACAAAATTAATATCTGACTGACTAACTTGCACTTCTTCGGAAGGAATATTGAAAACTACAAGTGTATCCCCTTGCGATACCTGCGCATCGATCGAAAATGCTGAGTAAACAACATCAACGTCAGCTTGGCTGACCTGCACAGATACCGACGCAACCATAATTAAGTTGTCCTGTTGATTCTCAAGACTGCGCTGTCAACCGCAGAAGGTGACCATGCCGTTGCCGTTGCGGGATCGAGTTCGGACACGTCAAAATAATAGCTGAAAGCGCTAGTGATAGGTCGATCTGCTCCCAGGTCAAAATTAGTGCCGTTAGGCGAAAGTGCGGCTTGCACTGTGGCATCTCCTCCATCGACCTTTTGCATCCTGACAACTGAAAGGAGCGCTTTCACGCTCGTTACATCGGCTGGCAGATTCTCAAGGTCATAGAGCATTGCTGCGGGCGGAGTACCATCCGCAGACATATAGTTCGCATCGTCCGGTGCATCTTTTGCCAGAAGATTAAATCCGGTCGTGCCGGTGCTTGGCGTCCAGCCGCCCAAACTGCTGTCGGCATTAGGATTCAGTCTGCGAACGATCACAGTACCGAGCAAGGAATTATTCTGGCTTCCGGTGCCATCCCATACCACAAAATCCTTGATATAGCCTGCCGAACCTTCCGTCGATCCATTCCTACGGCTGGAATTAACCAGTTCCAGCGACTCTCCGGTATCTACCCCGGTCCATGTCAGGATTTGCACCCCGTTCAAGTAAAGTGAACCCGCTCCGGTGGAATTATTATGAATCATTTCATAGTGATTCCATGATGCAGGCTGCACGGCTGGATTAACCGTATCCGCCACTTCACTAAGAACCGAGGAAACCAAACCATGAACAGTGATCGAACCGTTTTGCTCGATCCGCGCCATCAGGATAATGGTCCCTGATCCGTTCTGAAACTGCAAGGGAGTGGGTCGAGCGTTGTCGGCTCCGGGAAGTGACGCCACATAAAAACGTAAGACCATACCAAGCGTATTGGTTGTGATAACTGTAGGTAGTGCAACCCTGAAATCTCGCTCCCAATCATTGCTGCTGGCTCCGAGATAATAAGCCCTTCCTGTGATGTTGGTATCCGGGTCTGCGACAACCTCCCCACCATTGCCGGTCGATCCAAGAATGGCGTAAGGAAGCCCGTCAAGCATAGCTGAACGACTGCTTGAACCTGTGCCATAACGGCTGAAATCATCTGCCCATTGAATCGACATAATCTATAATCCTGAAAGTTTCTGAAAAGCAATTTCCTGCCTGATACGTTCTTCAATGTCGGGTCGTGAAATTCGTTTCATACCTCCCGATAATTGAAACACCGCACCCTCGTTGTCCACAATTATCATGCTTTCCTTGACTTGAATAGCGGTGCCATCCCATGCGCCGCGATCAAACACGACACCTTGCACTCTGAGAACCGGACTATTCTCGTTGCCGCTGAAATACCAGGCTTCGGTCGTGCCGGAGCCTGGAAGCCAAAATTGGTCCCCAAACACAACCACATCGGAAATCGGGTCTGGTGCCCGCTCCGCAGTCGCAAAGTCTAGTGGGTCGATTGAGGTTTCGCCCGGATCAATCCAGTAGAATCGTCCGTTAATGCCTTGCCCCTGCGCAGGGACTACCACGACATACGACGCGATATAAGCAAGACTAATAATTCCCACATCGTCGGGGGTCTGCACCTGAAACCAGATTGGGCTTCCTCCATTGGTCAAAGTTGCGCCCTGCGACCATTCGATTGCTGCACCTGTCTCAGTCGTAACAATACTGTTGCCTATGGCTCCAACAGCATTTGCCCTAACCGATACATCTGTAGCGGTGAAAGCCGTTAATTGGACCGAAGGATTGACCGTCAGGCCGGTGCTGTATTGCACGCCTTCAACTCCGTCAGCATTAATAGAGTTCGCAAAATTGGTCCATGCTTCGGAAGATGACGCACCCAATGCTATAAGCCATGGGTTGCCGGACGTTCCGGTCGGCGTTCCTGCATCGACACTACCATTTGTGAATTGATAATATGTGCCGTCGGTGCGCACTACGTCACTATTTGCAGGCGTTCCTGTGACTGTGCCGCGCGCATACCCGTTCTCGATATAGCACATGAGCGACGATCCTGCTGCAACGAACAGAAACGCTGGCGTAGTGCCAATATTGCTGGTCGCTGCCATGACAACCGAAGATGTTGCTCCTGCGCCCGGAATAGCCCCGACAAAGGTTACAGTTTCGTCTTTGTCTATCCGGTAAAGTTCATTGTTACTCGCAGCAAACAGTGCATCGTTAAAACTGCCTGCCTGACTATAAATCCCTGTGATCGGCCCATCGCCTACATAAAGCCAACGGCGCAATCCAGGACGTGCGATTAACGCAGTTTGCGTCTCAGTAAGAACGGGATTTTGCTCGAAGTAACGGTTGCGTGTGCGTATCCGCGCCTCTTTGGCTATACCGCGAAAATAGTCACTACGAGAAAGGGGAATATCCATGCATCACCACCCCAAAAAATAACTGCCGCGATTGAACGCACGGTTAGACGAAAACTCGCGCTGCTGGTCATAGCTTTGAGTGGACATGAAGGGCCACGAAATGTCATCGAGGATTTCAAGCGGCAAGGATTGCAGATAGCGCGACACGAACCGGCGACGTTCGGCTTGATAGATCATCTGGCTTTGGGGGTCCATTTCACGCCCATAGCGCGGATTAAGTCTCATACCCAAAAGCGTAATGAAAAAATTATCAAAATCCGATGGAAAAGGCATTTCGTCGGTTTCGATCTTGCTGGTCAGCTTTACCCAGTCGCCAAGGTCCGCACGGTAAAACCATTCGGTGTAAGCGCCGTCAGTGTTGAGAGTGATTGTGGCTGCACCCTCAATCGTGCGCCCATTGGCATCAAGAGTGACTGGGACGCTCGAAAGCCGCCCAAACGGGTCTGCCATCCCCATGCGCGCCCCATCCTGAGGATAGAGTGAGAGATAAACAGTTCGTGCTTCCTCATTAACCGCAATCAGTCTGCGATTGAGCGTTGGATGGTCAATTTGTTCGTCAGTCCAGCCAAGATCGTATGACGGGCTCTCGCGTCCGAAATTGCCGAGGGGCCAGTCGTGCAGGGCTTCCCCGGCATCGTCACCATAGATCGACGAGAACAGCGCGTTAAGAAGTCGCAATGCTTCTGCGCTCTGGTTCGTGGTCGGAGCCTTTCCAAGGGGCAGGATATTGCCCTCTCGGAAAGCGTCACTGATGATCGACGAAATCAAAGTCACAGAAGTGGTCCATTTCCTGCATTAGAGATCGAGAACAACGGGATCAGGATGCGAAGCTCC